TGTTAATACTTACTTTGTTGCATTTTTATCCGTTCTGACGAACTATCGTTGTTACTCCTGAACTGATTGTTACAGAAACATTTTCAGTGCCTGTAATAGCTCCTATGCCTTGTGCTTGTAAACTTCCATCGCAACATTTAGTTGAGTATGTTCCGTTTTCGCATAGACATCCTCTACGTCCTCCTTTTGGACTTGAATAACTTGGTGTTTTAGTTTTTGCCATCTTGTATGATTATTTGTTTGATTTTTTCTAATAAAATATCTTCTTCACTCATCATTGACATTTCTAACTTGTCAGCGAAGTAACCTTCAATGCTAAAGCCTTTTACTTTACCTGCTTTAACGTCACTCCAAACTTGCTCGTTGTTTACCTTCATTGATATCATCCAAGTTCCTTTTGGTAAATCAAATCCGTATTTAGCTGACTTGTCTAGTTTAGAATCTTCAATGATCCAACTTTCTACAACACTCATTCCTTCTAGTTTTTTGTCGTGTTCGTAAGTTGCGTTGTTTTGGTTTGCGTTCATTAAGAATAACTCTGATGCTTGACGAACCGTATGCTCTGAAAAGTATATGTAGTATTCTTCTTTCGTCTTTTCGTTTACTCGGTAGATTTGTTTGTTAGGAACTAATGCAGCTCCCATAAGAATCTTTTTCTCCTCATCAATTTCTTTTAACTCAACTTCGTGTTTAGATAGATAAATAAAGTTTTCCTCTATGGCAGGAGATTTTACCACAGAAACCGCGTCAATTCCGCTTAATGAATCCTTAGAGTCAATTACTAATTCTACAATTTTATGCATAATTTATAAACTTAATTATTGTACTAATGTTGCATTTTCAATTCTGTTTCTGTCTAGTGATTGTCCTGATGTTACATCACTTGAAACAACGTATGCCTTTGCAGGTTGTTGTTGAAGTTGTGCTAACTGATTGATTCCTGAGTTACCTACAACATTAAAGTTTGGAGATATTATAGAACCACCACCTCCGCCACCTGAAGGAACGCTTCCGCCACCTCCTCCATCGTTTGGAACTTTAACCGCATTGATTGCTTTAATATTTTTAATACCTGCTGCGATTGCTAAACCTGCGTTTATAGGTGCTAATACAGGACCAACAATTGGAATACCAACTGTACTTGAATATGCCTTTTGTGCTGATAAGAACATTTGAATGGTTGCTTCTGCAATTGCTGCTGCTTTACCTGCTTTAGTTTGCTTACCGAATAGCTCGGATATTTGTCCTAATGTGTTTGCAGTTGCAGTTAATGCGTCTTCTTGATTCTTCTTTTTGTCATCCGCAATTTTTTGCTCAGCGTCTGATAATCTTTTTCTAACTTCACCAACTCCAACTAATCCTGCTTTTTCTTGCTCTTGGAATTGTTTAGTTTGAGATAAAGCACCTGCTCTTAGCGTAACAAGTTTTTCAGTTCCGTCAAATAAATCCTTTGCTTGTTTATCTTCTAGGTCTTGTAATTCTTTTTTTCTTGCCTTCTCTAAATCAACAGTATCTTTATTGTACTTTTTAGCCAATGCAATCTCCGCATCGTACTTTTCTGTAATGGCACGAACTTGTAACTCGTATTCGCTTTTAAATACATCAGTAGCTTCCTTTTGATTTTCTTTTATTGCATCTAATGCTTCTTTTTGTTTAGCTGCCGCTGCTTCGTTAATTGATTTAGCGTTGTCTGCTGCTGCTTTTGCTGCGTCTGTTTGTTCTTGCCTAACTTCAACTTGATTTTGTTGAGCTACTAATTGTCTGTTTTTGTACGCTTCTCTTAAATCCGTGTACTCCTCTTTTAATGCTTCTCTTGACTTGGTAACTAACTCACTTTGCTTTTCAATTACCTCATCGCTTACGCCTAAGTTTTTATAATTAGCTAACGTGTTTTTTTCCTTTTCGTAAGTGTTTCTAGCAGTTGCTAACGTAGCTTTCTCTAATGCTATTTCCTCATCTGCGTGTTTTAAAGCTAACTTGCGTATTGCCTCGGCACTTGCCCCTGAGGCTTTAGCCATATTCAGCTCCTGAGTATTTTTATTCTTTAGGGATTCACTTGCTCTGTTACTTGCTGCTATTTGTGCGTTTAGTGCGTTCGTGTTTCTCTTGGTTGCTGCTGCTGCTTCGTCGTTTGCTTCAGCAGATTCTTGAAACATTGTGATTAACTTGTAACCGATTGCAATTAATGCTGCGATACCTGCCACAATAGCCATAACAGGATTGGCTGCCATTATTGCATTGTACGCTAAAGTAACTCCGTTAACTATTTTTTGTACTACTGAGTTAGCTTTTAATACTGCACCTAATGACTTAAAACTATTAATACTTTCACGGACACCTTGTATTCCTTGTTGAACAGCCATTGCTGCTTGAACCTTTAATAAAGATTCTTCTACTAATGCGGATTCAGCTCCAAAAGAACCCATTACTCCTTGAGCAATACTAAAACCTGATGTAATACCACCTAAAGCACCACCGAGCTTTTGACCCATTGTCGTAGCAGCGGCATCAACTGCCATATCGGTTTTAATCTGAACTTTTCGATAGTCTCCTACCGTCTTTAATAAGTCTTGGTATTCTTTGGTTGTAGTCTTTCCTGCGTTCGCTAATTCATATAACCTATCCTCAGCTTCACCCATACGAGTAGTGAGAGGTTGTAAATCTCCGTAGACTTCCTGAAATGATTTGCTTACATCGTTTGTTGCATTAGACAAATTGTCCATTGCTTTAACGGCATCTTTAGTATTTACATCTATCTCAATTACTTTCTTTTCTGCCATCAGTTGATTTTTTTACGTGCGTTTTTTCTTATCTCTTGTCTTGTCATTTTACGGAAGGAATGTGTCAATACATATTTACCTTTTGCGATGTCGATGTTCTCTGATACTCCGTAGAAATTATCTATTGTAAGCATTGCGATTATGTTCTTTATCATTTCTGTATAATGTTTATGGTTTGTATTTCTGTATCTCCGTTTTTTAGTGTGTACTCAACATCTAAAGGGTAGACATCTCCGTCTTTACCTGCAGGTATCGTAACGTCAACAAATTGGCTTGTAGTAGTAGTGCTAGGAGAAACTGTTACTCCCGCAACTGTACTTCCTATTTTAGTAGATACTGCATCGTTAATAAAATTGATTGCTACTTGTATTGTTCCACCTGCAACTCCAACATAAGGAATTTGAGTCAAGTTTAGTATTGGTCTAAAATCTAATATCAACTGAAAGTTTACCTCGCCTGTTGTAAGATTAGATTGCATTGAGTTTATGATATAGCGTTTATCTCTGATTACTAATCTATCGTTTAAACGTAAACCTGTAAGCAAACTAATTGGAAGGATAGTTTTTAAACTTATTAGTCGTTGTTTTAGGTTGTAAAGATTGTATAAGTAAGAAAAGTAATAAGTTCCAAATAAAGTTTGTTGCACAGGCACGTTCAACATCGTGCTAATATCAGGTGCGAAGTTTAACGTGTAGTTTGTTAAGTTCGTTAATAAGTCTTGCCCGAATGGTGTATAGTTAGTTATGTTAGTAGTTGACGTTCCATCGTTGAAGTGAAAATCTACCGTCTTATTATTGTATTGATAAAGTAAAACAGGTTTAGGAACGTACGGAGCAAACTCATTGTTTAAAGAATACCCTACTTGTAAATCCGTGCCTGTGAATTTAGTCTGTAACAAATTCTCGAAAGGAACGTCTAAAGTAAACTCATCTCCATCATAAGAATATTGGTAAGTTGTATCTCCGTACTCACGCATAAATAATTGACTGAACTGCTTGTTTAAGAATGATTCTGATGCTTGATACTTCATCGTAATCTTCTTGTATAGTTTCATTCTATCAATATCAATAGAATCTACGTCTGTATATTTACTAATGTTAACTATTGCTCCTGCTGAATACCAATCGTCTAATGGTTCTATTTGAAAGTTATTCTCCGTGATTGCATAGCAAGTCATATTAAATATCTTACATATCCCACTAAAGAAATCGCTTATCTTCATTACAGGTGACATCGAAGCTAAATCAGTAATAGCAGTTAAAGTTACCGCATTACAACTTACCGCTCCATAATCAATAGTTACTGATGGAGGAGTAGGATAAACTATTGTGTAGTTAATTGTAAAATCAACAGTTGCTGCCAAATTAGATTTAACTTTAAAGGTATATGTATCATCTAATCCTGTTACATTAGAAACAGATGCAGCAGTTAAGTTTCCTGTTGTAGTAAATGGAATAGTTTGATATAGGTTTCCGTTTTGATATACATCCAAAGTGTAATCAACACTACTCGTTAAACTAATAACATTAACAATAATTGTGTGAGCAGACGCAAGAGTTTGATGTTGTACTCTTATTGAATCATCTGTTAAATTGAATGAATCAGTAGCAGGATTTGAAGAAGTTGTTAGTGCATCAAATGTAATTGTTTGCGCTTCAGTTAAAAAGTTAAACTCGTTTCGGTTTTTATACCACAAGAAAAGTTTAGTAAATCTTTCATCACTTAAAAAAGTACCCGAAAAACCTACGTTGTATTTATTGGAAATTGCTTCAAATATATTTTTAACTCTAACTGCAGGAAACAACTCTGTATAGTGAATGTGTCCTGCGGTTTTTTGAATGTCATTAGCCGCAGCTATTGATATCGTTAACCAACTAGGAGTAATTGTAGTGGGTGCTTCTCCTGTCCAAGTCCAAATTCTTTTTGAACTTATCAATGGGTATTTTACATCGTAAGTATTTGTAGAGTTTGTTATTCGTGTTTTGACTTCTGCACCTGTATAAGAATGGTTTAAACTTGTATAATCCAAGTTAGAAAGTAAGTCCTCTCCAAAATAATCTAATAACGTTTTACCTTCTCCGTAAAATGATAGTGTGTAGCTTTCTGCTGCTCCGTTTTTTAGTTGTGCTTTATCAATCTGAATTTTACCACGTCTAAAGAAAGTTAAGTCAATTTCTATAAATGCGTTTCTTCTTAGGTTGTGGTCAATACTCGCATCTACATCACTCTGATAGAAGTGTTGTAAGATTGCATTGTTGTAAGGCGAAGCAGGAATAGTAAAGCTCTGTGAAAAGTCCGTGTAAGTCTTTGAAATGTCCGCTACGTTCTGTTGCGTTGATGTTACCTGAATCTGTTCGTCGTTGAATAGTTCGAGTCTTTGTCCTTCGATGTATACTTGTACTTTTCTATTCATTACACTACTGAGTTAATTGTGTCGTATGCGTATTCAAAGTCTAGTTGGTAGTTAATCATATGCGTGTTGATGCTTTTGAATAACTCAGTTGATTTTGTATTTATCTTAACAGGTGATTTGTCTAGTAAGATTCTTTCGCTTAGCATTAGTTGTTTAATTACTTCTGAGTAGCTTTCGTTTACCCAATCGGTATTTACTTTAATCTGTTCTTTTCCGTTCGTGTTAAAGACTTTTCTTTGACCTTCTAATACATCGTAAGAAGGATAAGTTGCAGGCATTAAATTATACTCCGTGTTTTCAACGCTGATAGATTTACTACTAGCTTTAAAGAACCACTCAGTTTGCCAAGCTCCGTATTTATTTACAAAGTCGCATCTTACAGGCGTGTATTTACATTCTCCTTTTGGTTGGAAAGTTGCAGTCCATACCGTAGTTCCTGCATTGATGATTTCTACTTTGTTTCCTGCAGTTAAATACGATGAGAATACTCTAGGATAGTCAAGCACGTTTAATGCCCCTAAAGACGAAGTATTGGTTGCACCCGTAACTAAGTTAGTATACTTAATTGTATCTCCTGAGATGTTTTCTATTGTTAAATGTCCGTAGCTTCCTGTTCCGTCTAAATAATAATTGTAAGTCCCTTGGTCAAGGTGAACTCTGAATAAGTTAGGATTAGCTCCGTCCGTATAATTTCCGTACCCTTCGTATGCTCTGTAAGTTAATGTAGAACCAAACTGAACGAAAGCTCCTGTTGTTTTCTTGTATGTTTTGACACCTACCCAACACCATTGAGCTGATGGATTCGCAGCACTCGTTGTTGTGATATTCTGTAAAGCATTGTGATTAATAAACTCACGAATGTAAGGGGATAAATCGTAGTAAGTTGCAGGAGCAGTTGATGAAGGTATTTGCTTACTTAATGTATAAGCAGGAGAAGCAGGCATTGACGTACTGTTTCCGTTCCAAAGAAAGATTTGAATTTGCGTAGCAGTTTGTGATGCTTCGTTTATTGTTAAAATGTAAGGTGAACGTGCGAAAATTGCCATCTATTTTTGTTTAGGAAATACTGTGTTGTTAAATAATTTTATTGCGTCTACTCCAAATGCTTCTACTAAGTCTTGAGGTAAACGTTTGATTGCTTTCTCAAATGGTTTAGTAAAGAACAAACTAGGTTTGATTCCATTAAAGTAAACTGAACGTGCAATAGCAAAAGACAAAGACTTTCTGTTTTTAAACTTTCCTTTTTCTCTTGGTGCTAATCCTTTACGAACTACCCACTTGTCAAATGCTTTTGCTGGAGGCATTTTGTTCGTGTATTTGTAGTCCGTGTTGTACTTCTTTTTAATACCTGAAACTCCTTTGTCCTGATAGAATCCGTACTCCTCCATTGAGAAGTCCATCTCAAATGAATTAGGATTAGCTTTGACATTACCTTTAATAGAGTTATACAAACTCTTAGAGGAGTTCTTTCCACCCCTCGTAAGATTTGCTTTAGACTGACTAACTACATAATCTCTAAACTTGTTTAACTCTATTTGTAACTCACTCTGCTTCATCCGTGTTTTCAGTAGGCTTCGCAGCTTCGTTTAAGATGTTTAAAATTGGAACTCCAAACTTCATCGGTAGTTCACTTAAGATTTGCTCCAATTGCTTTACTTGCTCTTCGTTTAATGTTAACATACTTCGTGTTTTAGATTAATACTACTCCGATAGCATCAGCAACGTATTCGTTGACTACTGAGTTATCAGTCCCCCAAGTTAAGAATTGTTCCTCAGTTAACGTATAATTCCCTTGAGATAATTGCTTTCCATCTTCAGTTAGCAATTGCCAATAGGTTGTGCAAGTCGTTGCAGTCGTTTCAAAGTTCAATACAAGTACGCTTAATCGTGTTGCCGTACCTTCGTTAAGTGGGTATACGATAGGTTGAATCGCTACTCCGTTTGTGTTTGTTGTTTCCATTATTTATGTTTAAAGTTTAAAGTGATACCCAAATAGTACCGTTATAAAAATGCGGTAAGTTTAAAGTTGTGTCGTATACGATTAAGCCCGTTGCGGGTGATGCGATAGCGTTGCGTTGTGTTGTTGTCATTCTTGGAGGTAGGAAGCCCTTTGTGGTGGAAGTTACATTTAGTAAAGCACTTGCAACGTCAGTAGTAGAACCTATAATAACATTGTTAGTATTTCCTTTTATGAACAATGCATCTGATGTTAATGCGTCATTGTAAAAAGTAAAATCTGAAGTTGTTCCATAAGATGCTAAACTCCATTTAGATGTTGTACCCGAAACTAAAGCAAACCCCGTATTAAAACTTGCACCGCTTGCAGTAGAAGTTAAATACATTCTTGTTATTCCATTTGTTGTAGCACTTAATGCTACTTTGTGATTTTGTGCATTCACGGATAAACCATCACCATTTAATAATAATGCATTACTTCCCGTTCCAATATACCTACCGCTCCCGTTAACGTCTAACTTGAAACCTGCATCGGTTGTTGTGTTGATAGCAAAGTTTCCCGTGCTGAATAGTGTTGCTTGAGCGGTAGAAGAAGCACCTGCACCAAACTTAATTCGACCCGAAGCGAAGTCGTTTATTATTGCTATGTCGCCAATAGTTGCACTATATAAATACGAATCGCTTGAAGCAATAAATTTATAGCTATTTGTTGATGCTGAATACTTTCCTAATCCTATAAAACCACCTCCTGTTGTTGCTCTTAGTTCAGCAGTAGATGCAGTTCCACTTGTGGTGTTGGAGGCATTTATTAAAGTTACTCCGTTCTGATTTAGCGAAATAGTCGTATTCCCCTGCACCCTCGCAGTACCTACCACATCTAAATTGAATGTTGAAGGCGTTCCACCTATCCCCAACCTTCCATTCGTATTATCCCAAAACAATCCCGCCGACTCCTGAACTACATTCCCCGTTCCCTCGAATAACACACGTCCAACAGTACCCGAAGTAATCGCAGTAGTTCCGATTGTGATACCCGTACTTACCGTAAATGTTCTATCTGCTGATAGGTCTTGTGTAGTTCCGTTGATTGTTAGGGTGCGAGTCGTTGGGACTTTACCACTCAATGCAGTATTCAAATCCGTTTGTGCGGATAGCGTTCCTGTGATTGCTCCCCACGCAGTTGCTTGACTTGCTGAAATCTCAACATATGCAGAACCTGTCCAACGATAAGTCTTGTTAGTGTCTTCTGCTATGAAGATTGTTTTTAAACTACCTGTTGCAGGGAATCCCGCTAGGTTAGCGTAGGTCTTTATTTGTGATGGTATGTTAATATCTATTGCCATACTAAATTTATTATTTGATTGCTTAAAGTTGCGAATGTTGATGTAGCTACTTGTGTTCCGTCTATTTGTAGGTTTAAAGTAGTATCAGGTAATGTTAAGGTACTTCCACTTGCTACGCTTGTTGAGTAACTTCCGTTCGTGTTTACGACAAATGCAGGTGAACAGAAAGGTGCATAGCTATCAGTATCACAAATAGTCATATCATTAGGAACAACTACATCGAATGTCATTGTCCATCCTGCTAGTAAATTCTCGAATCGTTCTGTAAATGGTTCTAAACTAGGGTCTGTTTCAATTACAAACTGAGCATCCCACAAATTGCCGTGAAGCATCTGTTGGTAACACCTGTTTAAAACGTGATGTTGAGTATTTAGTACGTCTAGTTCGTTGTTGTTCTCTTGAAATTGGTCTGTTACTTCCGTTTTAGAAATGTCAACTATATCCATCGCAATTAACGACACGTTAAACGTCTGTGTGTTGTCTTGAAGTGTAGAACTATTAACCATTATGTGAGTCAATGGAAAGATAGTCTGTTTGTTTAAATCTACCTGAAAGATATCACCTTGCGTAACCGTGTTTACAATCTCGTCATTATCGAAATGCCACTTTAGTTTGTTTAGTATGTCGTAGAATCCTGTCATCGTTTTAAATTGCGTTCAAATTGTCTGCGTTCAATTTCGTTTTTTTGCTTTTCAAAGACGAGATAGGTAAGACATTTAGTAAGTCTGTAATTGGTAACGTCATCGAACTTTGTAAGTTCTCCTTTAGCGAGAGCATATACTGATTGATACCATCCCCATCGCTTGGCAAATTGAGTTGTTTCTGAAAAGTCGTTGATAGAGTCTTGTTCTTCTTCATCTCCTTCTCCAAATAGTTCAGGGTAGCCTGCAATAACTCGTTTCCTAAAGTCCAAAAAAAAACAGATGATGCTAACACTACATCTAGTGGAGCAAACTTCATTAGTTCTTGGAAGTCTTTGTTTGGTTCGTAAGGCATTATGTCGTATTTATCCTTTCGTGTTTTCACAATCGGACGATACATAACTGCCATAGCTTTATGGTAAGTGTCCCAGTTAGTAATGTGATTTTCTAGATCCACATACTCGCCAAAACTTATCTCCTCAAGTTCGGGAATAAAGCCAAACTCAATCTCTCCTTCTGCTGTTGATATTTTAAACGTGCGTTGGAAGGTTGGTTTCTCTGAGAATAGTTTAGTAAAGTGTTGTATAAGCTCATTTAAGCTCGTTAGCTTCATTTTAACGACATCTTTGAGGGATATACCACAAAAGATTTCAATCATCTTCTGAGCGACAAATTCCTCATCGTTGGAATCTGCCTGAACTTTTAGGAAGTCTTGGTAATGTTTAAGTGGAATTTCACTTAGGCTTGAAGGTACGTTGATTTCTAGCTTCATAGTATATAAACTTATTTATTCTTGTTTTGTTGCACTGTAATAATGTCGAATGCTGCCGTTAACATTTGGAAGTGTCTGCGTATTTGCATTACGTCATCAAATACTATTGTGATTCGTTTTCCTGTACGCTGATAGATGTAGTCCTCAACTATTCTTTTCATCATCGGTAAATCATCTGATGTTGTATTGTCCATAGTTCTTTTTTAGTCCTAGTGTTTCCATCTCGTGATATCTTAGTGCATCAATAGCGTGGTTATAATGGTCAATAGGTACGTTTGTTTTCTCTCCGTCTTTCTTTACACTCCAACAATAGCTTCTCAGCTCCTTAATTAGATTCGTGCTTGAACTGGTAACTAAGTATTCTTGTCGTTGCATTACATCAATTCCAAACTTGATTGAATCAACTCCCTTTGTTACGCCTTTAATCATTTTTCCAAAGCGTCTAATCTCTTCTATTGATTTAGGTTCTGATGAGTCTGCGTAAATAGTAACGTGATTCGGTAGTATGTTTGCAATGTCTGAGTTTACCATTCCTGTACGATAAACTAATTCGTTGATTATTCTTTGTCCGTTGTAATTATAAATCTCTATTGCCGATGTAGGGTCGTTCGTATAACCAAAGTCTAATCCGATTCCGATTAACTTAGCTTCTACAGGTATCTTATCAATCGTTTTCCAATTGTCAAAGATTACTCCTTCTAAACTACCTATCTCTCCTAGTCCGTAAACTCGCCACCAATTCGCCCAATAAGAACTTGTTGCTGCTTTATCTCGGTTCTTTTCTATTTGACTTACTATTGCATCATCAAGAGCTTCGTTGTCTTTGTAGGTTAAGATAATAAAGTCTGAGTCTGCTTCGTCTTTTAGTTCCTTGTGTACCCAAAACTCATTAGCAGGATTAAAGTCTAAGAACACTTCTCTTTTTGTACGGATTGAAAGCTCGTTGTATGATTCAAAGCTGACGTTGTTGCACTCGTTGATGTATAAGATATCACGCCTTGCTCCTCTGAGTTTAGATGCATCATCTGCTGAGAAAAACTCCATTACAGAACCGTTTCCAAATTCGTATCTTAAAAGCGTCTTGTTGAATCGGTCATCATTGTATCTACCTGTCCAACGCATTATCTTTACGAAGTCTTTTAATGCACCCCTTCTTAAATGTGGTATGGATTCAGCTACAACCGAAACTTCTAATCCTGCATCTTTAGCACACTTGTCTATAAGTACAGGCAAGATACCAAACGTCTTACCTGCTGATGTACCTCCTTGAATTATCTTGATTCGTTTTTTTAACGCTAAGATTTTATTTATAGCAGTTGTTCTTTTAAACATACTTACTCCTCAGGGAACAATGGTTGCTCTGTTATAATCGTGCTTTCAACTCTTTCTGTAAGTCCGTTTAAACGTGCAGTTAAACTCGCATTGTACTGTCCTACCATACCTCCTGAGATTTGGTCTTGACGTATTTCTCGCTTTATATGTGTAGAGATAGTACAGAAATCTTCGTATGCTTTATTAGTATTCTCTAAATAATGACTTACAGTACACTCAAACTTATTAAAACAGTACACTTCAAAACCGTCTATGCTTAGTGGACATTCTAGCGGTTCTGCTACCATATCTCCACTTCTTTGATTCATTACATACTTGTATCTTGGGTTTTCCTTAACGTATGTTCTGTATGCGTGAAACATCTCTAGTAGTTGTTGTGGAGTGTCTATCTTTTTTGGCCTTCCTCTTTTCATGTGTTATTTCGTTTTTTGGTTCTTTTTAAAATGGTCTAAAAATTCGTTCTCGCTTATTTCTTCTACGCACATTAATCCGTCTGCGTCTGTTAAGTAAACCACATAATGACATCCTTGCTTTGTGAGTAGGTCTGTTACTGCATTAGCAGCTTCTAGCATTTCTTTTCCGTGGTCAACTAAGTAATATCTCATTTCGTGTTTATATAGCGTACTCGTTAAATACTTTCTTCATCTTTTGGATGATTTCTAACCAACAAGTAGCACACGATGTAGGTTCTCTGCTGATTCCAAAGATTCTGTTGTATACTTTTAAGATTGCATCCTGCTCACTTGGTTTTAATGTCTGCTTATTTAAAACCTGTGATTCGTTTAGGTACGTGTATTCATCCTCTGTTAAACATTGAGGAGTTCTGTACGGGAATAACTCGTTTAGCTTTTTTTTACGTTCATCGCATCCGCAATCTTCACCTGCAATAAATTTAACTAGTTTATCAATACCTGTAGCTTCTGTAATTTTAGCTACCGTATCTCCTAGTCCTTCTGATTTTTTAATTACTCGTTTTGCCATTGTTTATTTTATTAGTTCAAAATCTTGGTTTAAATAATCTTTGTAGTCATCTCCTACTGCTTCTTGCAATCTTTTCTTACATCTTTTTAATGTATGGAATATTGATCCGTGATGTATTTTTGTAGCTTTAGACATTTCTCTCATTGATAAACCTGTTTTACGGTATAAATC